GATAATGCATTGGGTGAAATGAAGATTCATGGTACAAATGTTAACATAGTTGCAACACCAGGATTAACAGGAACTAATGCAATCTACGCATTAAGAGATAGTAATATGTTTTTAGGTGTTGACTTAGAAAACGAAGAAGAAGAATTTAAATTTTGGTACTCAGAAGATTTTGATTTAGTTCGTTTTAAAGCACGTTTTAAATACGGTGTTCAAGTTTCACAAACTCAAGAAATAGTAAAATTCACAATATAATTTAACAATATGGCAGTGATTAAGTTCACTGCCTTTTTAAACATAAAGGAGGAAAAAAATTATGCCATGTGCAATAGTAGGCGGTTACGCATTAGACTGTAAGGATTCAGTTGGTGGAATCAAAAACATTTATATAACAGAATTTGCAAATATAACAGCCGTAGCAGAAAATGCGAGTGGTTATGTAACAGCAATTACAAAAGCAGCAGCAACTAAATATTTTAAGTATGCATTAGAGCCAAGAGCAGCTAATAGTGTTACTGATAATATTCAGAGCGACCCTAAAGTAGGAACAGTTGCTTATGAACAAAACATAGTCGCAAACTTTACAAGAATGCAATATCAAACTTCATTCTTATTACAACAAGTAATTAAGAATAGAACTTCAATTATTGTTGAAACTAAAGAGGGTAAATATTTTTTATTTGGCAAAGGCAATGGAATGGAAGTGAACGGAGGTTCTAAAGCGAGTGGTGCAGCGATGAATGAATTTAATGGTTATAACATTACTTTTCAAGGTATGGAAGCTACATTTTCGCAGGAAGTTGATGCCTCAATAATAGCTGCTTTACAAGTATAGATTTGTTTTTCATAGTTTAAAAGCTACTTATTAATTTATGTAGCTTTTTTTATTTAGCAATATTTTTAACTTTTTATATTATATTATATAGTGATTCGATTTTTAAAAGATAATACCAATAATGTAGTAGTAACAGTTACTGAAAATTCAACTGTAACTAATCCTATTTATTTATTCTTATTTCAGAATCAAACCACATTTGACAAGTACTATTTTATAGCAACTGACATAAGCACGTTTAAAGAAAGGTACAATAAATTTATAGTAACTGAAAAAGCCAACCCAAACACATTAAGCGGTGAGGTTAGATTAGGTTTTAAAGGGTTATATAACTATTGTATATACCAAACTAACTTAGCTAACACAAGCGGTTTAGCAAATGCAGCAGCAGCAGTTCCAAACATAACTAAAACAGTTGAAGTTGGAACGGTGCAAGTTGTAATTAGCGATTATGAAATAGATGAATATGAAGTACAAGACACAACCAATATAGTTTACCAACCTGATGACTTATAAAAGTAATTTAATTTCTTTAAGATTCGATAATAATAAAGTGCCTCAGTTTGTTGAGCAGACTGGAAAGCATTGGATAAAGTACGGTGAACAAAACAACTATCCTCAGTATCTTGTTATGTTGTTTAATCGAAGTGCAAAGCATAACGCAATTATTACTTCAAAGCAATTGTATATAAGTGGTAAGGGTGTAGAGTTTGACCAAGCAGATATGCAAGGCAATGACATTGCAAAATTACAAGCGTACATCAATGCTCCGAATCAATATGAAACGCTAAATGATTTGATGAAAAAAACAATCTTAGATTATGAGTTATTTGGAGGTTTTTATTTAAAGGTCGTTGGCAAAAAAGGCAAGAGCGGTATCGCTGAAATATATCATGTTGATTATTGCAACGTAAGAAGTAACGAGGATAACACCGAGTTCTATTTAAGTAATACATGGATAAATGAACAAGGCGATGAAAACACAAATCCAAAGGATATTAAAACACTTCCTGCATACGATATAAATAAAAACCAAGCAGAAAGTTTGTTTTATTTAAAAGCGTACAGACCAAATTTAAATACTTATACACTTCCTGATTATATTGGTGCAGTTCCTGCGATTATTACAGATGCTGAAATTGCAAATTATCATAGAGCCGAAATTCAAAATAGTTTCAAAGGTTCTAAAATGATAACTTTCGTTAATGGTATTCCAAGCGATGATGAAATGAAAGCCACTGAACGTAAATTAAAAAGTAAATTTACATCAACTGATTCAAGTGGTTCGATAGTTGTTGATTTTGCAGATGACAAAGATAGAGCAGCAATAATACAAGATTTAAGCGCAGGTGATTTTGCTGATAAATACAATGCTTTAAACAACACTATTCAACAAGAAATATTCGTAGGGCATAAGATAACTTCACCAATGATATTTGGTGTAAGAGTTGAGGGACAATTAGGTGGAAGAGCAGAAATGATTGATGCTTTTAATCTTTTCACTAATACTTATGTAGAACCTAGACAACAGATACAAGAAAGATTTTATGATTTGTTTGCGCCAGTAAAAGGGAAGATAAAAATTAAACCTATTGAGCCAATTATGGCAAGTTTTAGCGAACAAACTTTAATGCAAATACTTACTAAGGATGAGATGAGAGAGGTTATTGGCCGCAAGGCATTAGAAGTTAATCAAGTTGTTGCAGTTCCACAAGTTTCTAAGTTTTCTAAATTCTCAAAACAAACAACAGACTTAATCGACTTCGAAACGTTTAGTAAATATGGCGAACCGTGTGAAAATTTTGTTAGCGTAAAAAGAAAAAAGTTTATGTTTAGCAAACAAGATTTTGCATTGGCGAAGATTGATGAAGCGGTTTTAGATTTGATACGCAAAACACCAAAAATTGATGTTGATGGAATTTCTAAGGTTTTAAATATTGACAAAACAAAAGCAACAGATATAATTGAAACTTTAACAGCTGAAAAATTAATTGATAGAAATTTAAAAGTAACAAAAATAGGTAAGGAATATAAAACACCTGCGTTTTCTGAGTTGATGATTAGATATAAATATGAATTACGACCAGATGCACCAGCATTAGAATCAGGTGGGCAAAGTCGTGACTTTTGCAAGGCAATGATGTCAAACCCTCGTTATTTTAGTAGAGAAGATATTAACGATATAGGCAATGAATTAGGGCAATTATATGATATTCCAAACTATGATGCTTTTCGTAGGCGTGGCGGTTGGTATCATGACCCTGATAGGGATGTAAATTTACCATTTTGCAGACATATTTGGGTTCAGGAATTAGTAAAGAGAATTAAATAATGGCAGCACCAGTACTATTTTTAAGTGAACAAACATTAAAACAGCGTTCTGTATTGCAGGATAATGTTGATATGAAAGTTGTAACTCCGACAATTATCGAAGTTCAGGAGTTTTATATATTGCCGATTATAGGAACAAGTTTATATAACGAATTAAAGACACAAATTGCAGCGAATACAGTAAGTGTAGCTAACAAGGTATTACTTGACACGTACATAACAAATACAATGATTTGGTATATGAGGTTAGAACTGCCATTAGTAATGAATTTCAAGTATTTTAATAAAGCAGTGGGAGTTCAGAACGCAGATAATATGATACCTGCAAACATGAGTGAGATTAGGGATATAATGGAAGAGGCAAGGAATAAAGCACAAGTATATGCTGAAAGATTGAGACTTTTTTTATTAGCGAATACAACAACCTATCCATTATATTTAACTCAAACTAATGTTGGTATTGATACTATATTCCCAATAGGCAATAACTATAATAGTGGGCTTGTATTGGGTGGCGATAAGTGTTGCATGGGAAACTATAACTTTCAAGGCATACCAATTGAACCTGCTGAACTAAGAAAACCATGTTCTTTTTGCTAAAATGAAAACAAAGAAGAAAAACGAAGATAAATTAAAACAATTTTTAAGACAACAGAATGGAATTTTACAGCCTCAATCAAATAATAAATCTAATACAAACACTAAGCTACAATCACGCTCAAATAAACGGATTTAACTTTGGTGAGGAGAGTGATATTTCAGCAAGTGAACAGGAACAATATCCATTAATTTGGATTGATGTTTTAGATAGTTCGATTGACTTAAATACATTAAATGTAAATATGAGTATGAAAGTTTTAGATATTCAAAAAGATGACCAAGCTAATGAACGTGATACCTTGAGCGATACTTTAAGCATTGCACAAGATATGTATGCAAGTTTAACGAATGCAGCATATCAAGATTACTTTCAGTTAGCAACAAATACAAACTTAGTAGTATTAAGAGAAGCGTTAGCAGATAAAGTAAACGGTTGGGAAATGAATTTACAATTTCAATTAATGCAAAATAGAAATAGATGTCAAATACCTTTAAAATAAAATAAATAAAATGAGTACAGCATTAGAAAAAATAAGTGGAAACGGTGGGTTTTATGCCAATGCAGGAACAGGCGCACGAACAGGATTACAAGTTGAATCATTAGTAGTAATGACCGATTGTGTTTTTACAGCATTTGCAATTGGTGGAGTCAATCAAATGACATTAAAAAACTTGACTGGCACAACCATAAATGCAGGTACATATTTACCAACTAACCCAGGCGAAAAAATTACAGCCTATACATTAGCAAGCGGTTCAGTAATTGAATATCAATAATGAGAATAAGATTAGGAATAGGAGTTGATGTATGGAGGGGTGGCGGAATAGACCCCGAAGCACAAGCATTTTTAACAGCAGCAG